ATGTTTTCATTTGAAACATCTTTGACCCCAGCCGGGCGCTCTCATGTGTCTCTAAACAGATATATGATGAGTAAGGTTAGCTCCTACGCTACGCAAGACGATGTTCTTGCGTCTGCTGAGGTTGAGCGAAACTTGGAAAGCTATGCTGCTAACGCGGCACAGCTTAAGTCTACATTCCATGAAGTAGAGATGTTGCCGGTTAAACCTGCTAGTGGTCACACTCATGCAGGTTCAGCTGCTGCACGCTCTACCGCATCACGGTTTATTGACCAACTCGCACTTGCGTGTGGGAAGAGGGCAGTGTTCTATCAAGGATCTGCTTCCGACCTGCGCAACGGTCGAGTTGTGACTCGCACGTATCACTGGGCGAAAGATGTGTACGTGCCTGTCCAGAATCAGGAGGCGAAAGCGAATGACATTGTGGCGATGGTGGATGTTGATTATTATGTCGACATGCCCAAATTTCTCACCACGCATGACAAGCCTGTAATTCTTTACACCTTTACGCCAGCTGCTTCGGCGGCTGACCGGGGGGAGTATAAGTATACCTTCCGTCAAGACGGAAGTGTTGATTACATGGTGTCTGGTGGTGGTAACTTCCAACACCAGCTGTGGGACTGGAGTGGTGATACCGTTAGTATTACTACGACATGGTTCTTTGGCTGGTTTAAGTGGAGTTACGTCACGTACGCAGTCGAGAGGCGTGAGATCGATCAGGACCATTCATTGATCCTGCTCATGCCTCTAGGCAGACTTAAGGGTGACTTGTTGAGTCACACCGACAACTTACAAGCTAAGGAGTTGGTACGACTGAACCCAGTGACGAGCGGATTTGCGCGAGTCAGAGTCAATACCCCTGCAGGACTCTTCCAATCCACTGCCCGTTGTGGACAATTCTCTTCTTCGCTGACGACAGCTAAGGTTGATGAAGCAATCATTAATCTTGTCATCGCTAGGAAGCAGAAATTGACCCTGGGTGTGGTGAAGAGTGTCATGGGTTCTTCGAAAGAAGACCAGTCTGGTTGCGAAGTGTTGTTTGCGTATCATTCATTAGCTATCCCGCATGCGGGTGCGCTAGTGGATGTCACTCCCGGTTTGAGGTCCTTCCAATGGATGAGTCGTGATGGGACGTTTGACGATGACGCGAAAGTACGCATGAAATCCTTTATGGACCCGATCGTGGATGGTGGGTTCGTACCGGATGATTCTCGTGGAAACGACGAGAGATCAGTGCAGAAACGCATCGAGGAATTGAAGAAACCAACGGTGAAGAAGATGAGCTACTTCTTGAGTCAGACGATGGACGAGTTCTTAGAACGAGTTATCCCTGAACCAGGAGTCTGCATCCCTGTGGATGAAGACACTGTTCGTGAGCGGCAAAACCGCCCCACTCAACAAGCTATCATCGATCAAGCTGAGTTTCAAGAGCTTGGCCTTCCGGCTACCGGTATGGTCAAGAACGAGGCTTATGGCAAGGTTACGGATCCCCGCATGATTACAATCATGGCAGGTCGTGATAAGGTGGACTATTCAAAGTACACCTACGCCTTTCACGACGTGCTAGTGGACAAACCTTGGTATGCCTTCTCTAAGAAACCAGCAGAAGTAGCACAACGTGTCAGTGAGATCGCAGAACTTGCAACGCGACATGCTGACATGAAAGACTACCACCGTCTGGATGGTACTATTGGCCCTCCTTCACGTGAACTGAATCGGCGCGGTTACGTGAGAGCCTTTAAACCCGAATATCATCTTGAGCTTCATTCTGCCATGAGACGAAACTTCAACAAGACAGTCCGTACGAGACATGGGGTAACCTATGAATCGAAGTGGGCTCAATGTTCTGGAGACGTCGCTACATCCGACTCCAATACTATGACCAATGCTTTCACAGCTTATCATGGTTTCAGACTTATGGGTCTTGAACCTGATGAGGCTTATGAAGCGTTGGGCATCTATGGAGGTGACGATGGCATGGATTGCGATGCTGACCGCAAATGTATGGAAATCGCTGCATCGAAGATGGGATTGATTTTGGAGCTTGAACGTGTACCCAGGGGTGACCTTGGAGTACATTTCCTCGCCAGATGTTATGGGCCCGACGTTTGGTTTGGTGAAGCAGATTCTACCTGCGACATCAAGAGGCAAGCATCAAAATTTCACTTGTCTATACCACTACCTTCAAAGGTGACCCCCGCCCAGAAGTTAGTGGACAAGTGTTTCGCATTCTATCTATCAGACGTGAATACTCCTATTATCGGAGACTTGTGTAAGAAAGTTCGAGATCTCTTTCCAGAGTTGTGGCCGCAGACCGCAAACTGGAAGAACTTGAACCAACTTTGGAGACCCCACCTCGAGGACTCAGTCCAATACCCTAATCGAGTTGAAGATTGGGCTAGTGATCTTGTTGATCGCCAGTTACCTAACTTTGATTTGGAGTCGTTTCTCGACAAGTTGCAAACTGCAACTAGAGAGACTATCTTCACGATGGGTACTTGTGATCCGGAGAGACCCGAGGTGCTAGTTGACGAAGGTATTGTGATGGTGGAGGGAGACATCCACGGAACTCCTGAAGAGTTGCCCCCACCAGTTGCAGTACAAGTCGTCGTCACTGAGGACCCAGCAAGACCGATTTTGCGAGTTGCACCCCCAACTGCAGAAGAGCGTAAAGGCGCGAAGAAGGAGCATAAACGCTTCCGGCCCCGTAAACCTCGAGCTCGTTCCGCGAATAGAGGAAGGAACAAAGCGAAATGTTCGTAATTCCATGGTTTGACAGCCCATCCAAGTTGTATATCCCCGTGACCGAGGGAGAAATAATATCGGCACGACCGCCCCCTAGCGGGGGAGGATACAGAGG